AGAAATCGTTTTGTCCACCTGTGAAATTTAGGTAGTTGTTTGCCAACGTTTGTTGTTGTTGACTTGGTACGATTGAACCAAATTGCGGAGCAATTGCCATAATTTTAATTTTTAATTAGTTAAACTTTTTAGTTTTAATTTTTAGTTTTGACGAGTCTAACCCACTAATTGCTTTAACTTTTAATCCGTTTATAAATACATTTCCGTCGGCAACTCGCCTAGGTTCGTCTTTAGATGGATTCTTAGATCCACTGATTATGCTTTTTACACCATCAGCTTTTCCTTGTTCGTAAAAATGATTAGCAAGTTTATCTGCGTTCATAGCAGCATACATCGCTTTATGGTAACCTGCAGCGTCTGTCATTAATCCTTCTTCGTTTGTATATTTACCTACGAAGTTTTGTACATCAGCTTGTAGTTCACCTACTTTAACCGGATCTTTAATTCCATATCTAAATCTTTTTTCTCCAAGATTAAATTCAAAACCTTTGAATTCATTGTTGAATAGTTTTTTAGTTCTGTCTCTAAAATCACCGTGCACTTGTGTAGCAACTTCTTGTTGCTGCTTATATTGGTCGTAAAAGCTAATAGCTTCTTGTTGTTCTTGAGTAACGCCCGGTCTCAACTTGATCTCGTCGTAATATTTGCTCTTAGAACTTTCAAGAAATTGTTTTGCGTTTGCAACCTCTTCCTTAAACGCAAGTTTTTTCTTACGTATTTCTCTTGGCTCATCTACATCTTCATCAAAATCAAAATTATCTTCCATTAAAAAGCTAATCTCTTCTTGATCTAAATGTGGTTTTGCCTTTGTATAATATTCTTTTAAAACATCTTTAGGACTATAAGAGCTGTAATCTTTGTTTAAAGACACATAGTCTTGCACAGTCCCACCAGTTTCTTCCATGAAAGATACTAGTTTTTCAATGTTTTCTGGTAAAGGTTTACCTAAGATTTTTTCATCTCTTTGCGCTTCTTTAACTTCTTTCGCTATTTCCTTTACCTCTTCTTTTGTTATTTCTTGGATCGGGGTAATTTCTTCAACAACCTCGCTGGGCTTTGATACTTGTTCGTCCACTCCAGAGCTATCTCCGGTTTGTTCGCCCACATCCATCTTCTTTGTTTCTCCGATTTGAATGGCATCTTCTTCTTTTTTTAAAGCTTCAGTAGGGATTTCCACTTTTATAACCTCTGGGGCTATATCACCTGTTGCCTCTGGTTTTGTTAAATCAACCTTGGTTATTTCGTCTTTAGATTGTAGACTTAAATTTTTAGGTTTTTTCTTTTTAATTTTAAACTCACCTTCTTGCTTGATAGGCTCATTTGATTTTGTTTCTTCTGACATGATAAAATATTATATAATTATTAAATAGTTAACTAGGCGGCATTATATTTTGTAAACCAAACGTGCCTAGTTGTGATGAATCTCCACTTTCAAAATCTACTGGAGCTGAATCGTTTTGTCGTTGATTTATTAATTGACTTTGTTGAGTTCCTTGTAATTTAACTCTTTTATCTTTTCTATCTTCTATTTTGCTTTCTTTCTCAGACTCTACGCCCATTTTTATTTGAGCTAACTGTTTTTGGTACTCAAATTCTTGAGCCATTAACTGTTGTTTAACCGTCATCTCTGTTTGCATCCTTTGAATTTCAAACTGTGATTTGGCTTGTTCTACCTGTACTTTTGATTCTGTCATAGCTTGGTTTTTTTGAACCTCAGCCATAGCGGCAGCTTCTGTAGTTTTAGCATTTGCTTGTGCTTGTGCTTGAATCATTTGCTGTTGTTGCGCTTGCTCCCTTGCTATTTTCTTTTTTCTTTTTTGCTTCAACAACTGATTAGCTAATTTAAGGTTTTTTATTTGCCTTATATCTATAGCATCTTCTAAGTCAATACCTCCGCTTTGCAAAGCTATTTGTATGTTTTGCTCTAACTGAGCTTGAGCTTCGTCATCAGGTTCTAATTCTAAGAATATACCAAAATCATGCAGATTAAGTGTAGCTATTTCAGCCAATGTACTAGCATTAAATAATGATATGCTCTCTATTAAAGCATTTTTAGTTAAAGGAAAAGAAAGTACATCAACCATCTTTAAAGATATGTTTTCACATATTCTAAGAGCAAGAAATAAGCTAGCTTGATTAACGTGTTTAGTTGCTATATTAGATTGATTAGCGGCCATCTTTGCTATGCCTACTAACGCGTCTTTATCCTGCATACTACCATCTCTAGCTTCGTTAAGACCTGTTACATCTCTTATCATTTGTAGATAATAATTGTAAGTCATTATTAAGCTTTGTAACTTAGCGCTTCCAGCTGATGATTGTAATTCTTGAATAGGCACTTTACCTCTATTGAGTTCTCCATCTTGAGTTAAAGATCTACCAACGATAGAACCAGTTTGAAAATACATGTTTAATGCCTCTGCTGGATTATAATTTGTACCGTTACCTAAGTCGACTTCAGCGAGCCCATCCATATCTAAGAACACACCATCTGGCACCATTCTAGACAAGACCTGCTGCATTTTCAAATGTGTTATTTGAATCATGTCAGCAAAACCTGTTATCTTACTTACTATAGATTCTATTCTACCTTTATACATTCTAGGTGCACATATAGCGTAGTTCATTTCAACTTTAGTGTTGTCAGAATTAGGCCTTGTCATATTTTCAGCAAGTTCCCATTTTAACATTATATCTGTACCAAGAACTTTGACACCTGAGTATAAAACTTCTATGGTTCTAGAAACCTTGTTATACGTGTCAGCAGGTGGTGGATTAAATTCGTCTGTTTTTTGAATAACTTTTTCTAAACCATTTTCAGTGTTTTTTAATTTAAACACTTGGTTCATATATGTCTTATATTCAAAATACATAACTTGAACTGTGTTACTGTCGTAGTTACCCCACCCTGTTATGTACTGCCTATTACCTGGCATTTCCTGTATTCTTTGAAGTTCTCTTTCTGGTATACTAGGAAATTGTTTTTTTAATTCAGGTATTGTAATAGACTTAACTTCACCAACATAGTAAACATCTTCAAAGTTAGGATCTTCTGTGTAGGAATATATTAAATTAGCTGGATCAACATAATCAACAACTATACCGTTTGTTTTATTAAAACTTGTTTTAGCACAAGCAATACCACAAACAACTAAGTCTTCATTTATTCTTCTTTTTGTCAATGGCCATCTATTACTAGCTAATGTAGTTGTTATAGCTTCCTCTTCTGCTATTTCTACCGATTGTTTGTAGGAAAGTTGCATGTGAAGTTCTAGTTCCTCATTACTTTGAGGTAGTTGTTCAGTTGGTATTTTTGACTGTTTAGCATCAATGCCTAAAGCTTGCTTTGCTTGCTGCATTAATTCTTTAGCGTACATATCTTCAGCTATAGCCTGTGCATATTTTGTTCGTTTTTTTACAGACTCTGGATCCTGAGAATATGCTTTAATTTCAAATTCTTTATTAGATATACCATTTACTACTATATTAACAAATTTAGATATAACAGGAACTGGCTTCCAGTCTAAATTTAAATAAGACAAATCACCATTTATAGATAACTCGTCTTTGTATTTTTGAACAGATTGCTCTCCTCTAGCGTATAGTCTTAGGTTATGAAAATTATTCCAACTAGTAAGGTATCTGTTACCGTTTGTTCTACCTTGATTAAACCACTCAGTTTCAATAGCAGAAGCTACTTGAGAGCCGTACTCTCTTGAAGCTTTTTCAGCGTCCGGTACTACCTGACTAGGAAAAGCGCTATTTGAATTAGTATATATTTTCATTTATTCAATTATTTTTGACAATGTACCTTTGTTATTATATCTTTTAAAACCTAAATTGTAAGAAGGTCTTTTGAATGTCGGGTTTGGTTTATACTTGTTTTTATTGCAAGCCATAATAGCTAAGCCTGAGCTTATAGACGCATCATGAGATGTTCTATTATTTATATTAAATTTAGCCCAATCTTCAAGAGTTCTTTGGAAATAAACATCACCATAATTACCATCGTCTTTTAAACCAACGTGGTGTTCTATATAAGATTCTATTGCTGCTGCGTGAGCTTGCTTTATATCTTCACTAGAGTTTGGTATTCCACCTATTTCTCTCTCTGTGGTTGATAATTTACTATATTTTTTATCTGGTCTATTTATAGAGTAACCTCTATAACCTCTACGTTTAAAGTAATACAACAGTCTAGGTTTGTTGTTTTCAGCAAGTATTGGCATGCCATAAAAAACACAAGCCATTAATACATCTTCAAAAAATATTTCAGCTGTTTGAGGTCTAGATATATATTCTAGGAAAAAATGATTTGATGGAACATTATCCATGTTAAACTTAGTTAAACCATGTAAAGCTCCATTAGATCCTCTTCTGTCTACAGTTCCAGATATATCGTAACTGTCACAACCAAAAGCTCCCATGTAATCATTGCCAGGCCATTTAAGTCCGTTTTTCTTTATAACACTGTTTTGCATTTCAACAGATGGTATCCAAGATACAAAAAATCTACCTTGCTTACTAGGCATAAAAACAACTTTAGTATCTTTTACGCCGTTAACCCATTGAAAATTACCTTGTGTTATTATTCCGCTGTTTTTTAAATCAGCATTCCAGTCTACTTGTTGATATATTTTAGTAAGATTAAATAAAGATGATTTAGCCTCGTCTCTAAACGCGTGCTCTTCTGTTCTTGGAAACTGTCGGTAAAATTCATTTAAACCATCTTGATCTTCTTTAAGACCATTTACTTCATTTTGCCAGTATTCAATCACACCTAGCTTTATATCAGAACCGTGTGGATCTTTTACAGCTTTTTTTGGCGTGTCGAAGACAGGTATGCCATAAGAATCAATGTATCCTTCGTAGTTCCATTCCATAGGTATGAACAAAGAATATAATCCCGAGCTAGTCTGCCCATTGGCGTTTCTTTTTGTAACATCTGAAGCGTTGTATAGTTTCTTAAAATTATCTCCTCCTTTATCTAAAGCGTTTGATGTACTTCCCATCATACACTTACCTATAACTTTACTACCTAATCTTAACGTTGTTTTTGTGACCCTCCAGTTGTTGAGGATGTTGTTCGGCCTTTCCCATTTACCCGATTCATCGTGGACGAGGAGTTTGAGTTTTTCCCCATCATAGGAGTTATCACCGGTGTTCTTCCAGTCGATGGTGGTGTCAAGACCGGTAATCTCCTGTACCTTCGTATTGGCGTCAAGCTTTCTACGGGTGAATTTGGAGGCTGGGACCCTATACGCGAGTTCTGTCTTCGGCCTGTCCATACCGTCCTGGATCGGTTTGAAAAAGAAGGGATAGTTGACGGAAATTGGTACCACCTTATCTGTGAACATCTTCTTAGCATCGGGACCAGATTTGGACAATATTCCGAACCGTGAATCCGTTGATATTGTAGCAAGGTTGACCGATTCAGCTGAGGACATAAATGAGAAACCTGACCTACGGTTTTTAAGATAACACATTCCATATGACCTGGGATCGGATTTGCAAGCCTCCCAAAATATGTAGAATAATCTATTTGATTCTCTAAAGTCTGGCTTCCCAACATCAATCTTGGACCACTGCAAGTACATGTAATGAGTACCAGTGATATAAGTAGGAACGTTTTTGTTAATAAACCAAAAACCTTCTTCACGTCTAGTAAATTCTTTGTCAATATAGTCATACCATTTTTCTTTAAAATCCAACGGGTATTCTTCCCAGTCGAACACAGATTTAATTTTTTTTAATTGCTTCGGGTATTCAGAGTAGCTCCATTTATTATTCTCAAAGTCTACCACTTCATTTTCTTTTGGTAAAGCTATTTTAAGATTTTGTATTTCATATACCTCTCCTATCTGACCTGTTTTACTTATTACTACTAGATCATAATCTTCGTTGTAACCATATTCCCACTTCTTATGTTTGTTTTTGTGATTTAAAGTTTTAGGATCAACATAGTTTTTTAATACCTTGTATAGAGTTTGCTCGTACATTATCTAGATCTACCTTCAGCAAAACCCTTAAAAGCTGTTTCTTCTTTAACTTTCTTAGGTTTTTCGTTTAACAAATCCTCTTCTTCTTGTATTCTATTTAGTATTTCAAAAGCATCAAATATGGCTAGCTTTTTTGTAGCTGCTGCGTTTTTTAGTCTATCCGCTGATATATCATCATCAGAATCAACAATAGCTTCTTTAGCTACCTTTATTAATTCTTCAACTGCTACTTGCCCAGCTTGGATTATATTCCTCTTGGTTTTGTTGATCTCCATATTTAATTACAATATCATTTGATTTCATACAATACAATCGCTCTTTGTCTACAATAAAGTCATATTCACCATAAGGCGTGTAGCCTACCGTGTCACCCTCGTTTATTCCTAGAGCTTCTAAAGAGCTATTACCTATTTTAAGTACACCAATAAGTTTTTTCTCTTTACTTACTTCTAAACCATCTCTATCAACTAGTGGTTTTATAAAACATCTACTATTTATAGAGTTCCATTTGTCTTTTTTCTTATAAAGATACACTTGATCTAGCGCACAGAAATACAAGCCATCAATAAATGATGATCTACTTTTCTTTTTAACGCCTTTCATATCGTAAAACGTACGAAAAACATTGTGATGTATAATTATTAAATCACCTTTACTTATAGGTGTTTTAAACGCTTTAGGAACTTCTACAACCTCAGCAATATTATTAACAAACTTAAAGCTTTCTATTTTAGTATTAAGTATTATTTTTTTATCGCCTATTTCTATTTCATTGTCGTATTCGTTTCCAACCGGTCTAACTATAAAGTCGTATAAACTTTTCATTAGTATTCTAAATCGTATTCAACGGATATAGCCATGTTAGAATTAAACTTCTTCCATGGCAATACATCGTTGTTTTTCTTTATGTGTATATTATAAGAATTGTCTGAGCCTTCAAAAAGTATATGCGATATCTCATGACCACCATATACTTGTTGACCTACAGAATAATGCATAGCATCATTTTTATAGTCAGACCCAATACTAATCTTTCTAATATTATTTGCCATCTTCCTGTTCGATGTCAGTGTAAGAACCGTCTTTCAAATCTATATTGACTTGGCCATACTGCTCTTCTAATTCTTTCTTTGTTTCGTCTATCTTTACAGTTACTTCTTTAATAGCTGCATGTGCATTTAGTTTTTGCACATCTAATAAACCTATATGTCTCAACAAATCATTCATCTTTGTTTGTTGCTCAGTTACAGTTTTTAATTGCTCTTCTGTAATCTTGTTTACTTTCATTTCTTTTACTTTACTCATAATTTAACTTAATTTAATTGTTTTTTTACTAATTTAATACCGTATACAAACCACACAACTGCTAAAAACACAGCTAATATAGGTATGCTCATATCCCAGGAATACTTTTGTGTACTTGGGTATTGCCTAAGCACGTAAGCTAAGAAGTGATAACCAGGTAATAAAAGTATGTACAATACTATTTTTACATATTTCATTTTATTTAATTTAATTAATACTCTTACTATTTATTATTACTTATAGATTTGAACTTTTCCACACCTCGTGATCCAAAATAAGCTATATAAACAGTTGTAAGTAACTGTTTTAATAACGCAATCCACTCTTGCTCTACCGTAAAAGATATTTCATGGTGACTATCAACCCATATAAGAGCTATAGCCATAAACGATAAAAATATTAAAGCCATAGGTCGTGTGTTTTTAGAAAGCCACGAATCTGATTTCATATCGCTTTCCCAACGCCTTGTTATTTGACTCTCTGCCTCTGAATTAGCTTTATCCATTATTTCTTGGATTTGCTTTTTAATTAGCAGTTTTTCTTCTTCCGTGGTAGTAAGCTTATCGATGACGTTACCAACTTCTTTGATAACGCCACCCGTAAGCCATTGAATTATTTTTTTCAATTAAAATTTACTTCTTAAGTAAGATAAACCTCTACCTAACATAGTACCATCTTGATTTGCATCATTAAAAACAGTATCTCCATCACCTACTGGTTTATTTGTTCTTGAATCACTTACGTATCCAGTCTTAACAGTTGGTGTTTTAATTTTATTTTCTGGTGGAAAAAAGTTAGCCCCTATCATAGTTTCTCCATATCTATTAACAGATCCAGCTTTACCTCCAGTTCTTCTAACTGTATTCAAGTGATCACCAGGATAAGTATCATCAGATCCAGTACTATCAAA